GGTTCTGATACCAACATGAACGTAGCCAAGTTGCGTGAAGCCAAGAAGTTGTTGGATAAAAATAACGTACCTCCAGAGGGTCGTAACATTATCCTCCACGCAAATGGTTTAGCATCGTTGTTGTCTGAGACAGCTGTAACTAGCTCTGACTTCAATACTGTTAAAGCTCTTGTTGCTGGTGAAATCAATACGTTCTTGGGCTTTACTTTCCATATCCTTGGTGACCGCTCTGAGGGTGGCCTAGCAGTTGATGCGTCTTTAGACCGCACTTGCTTTGCTTTCCACAGAGATGCCATCGGCTATGCAGAAGCTATTGCTCCACGCACCGAAGTTAACTACATCCCTGAGAAGACCTCGTTCCTCGTGAACAGCATTTTCTCAGCCGGTGCAATTAACATCGATGATGAGGGTATTGTCAAAATCACCGCTCGCGAATCTTAATCTAAGGAGAGACTGATATGGCATATTCTAATACTGGTTTAGTAACTGTTTGTGCATCGAAATCTGGTAATGCACCATCGATGTATTTATATAAAACAACAGACACCCAAGCTACAGTTAATACTGTAAGCTACTTTGACAGCATTGCAACGCTGTTAAAAGTGGGTGACATTATTTTTGTCTATGACGCTACTACCCCCAGCCTAGTGTTGACTTACGTCAACGCTGTGTCTTCGGCTGGTGTGGTTGACATTGCTGATGGTACAACTGTAAGTGCAACCGATACTGACTAATAGTATCTAGTATCAAGGTGGGCTATTGCTGGCAAAACTGGCGATAGCCCATATTTACATTGGAGACTTAAATGGCATCTGGCGATACCTCACTATCAATATGTTCTGATGCTTGCGTGATGTTAGGCGCAAAGCCAATATCTTCATTTAATGAAGGTAGCGAGGAGGCATCAATATCAGATCGCCTATACCCAGACATTCGTAACCAAGCACTAATGTTGTACCCCTGGTCATTTGCTTTTAAAAAGACCTCTATAGCGCAATTAGTAACAACACCAACCAATGAGTACCGCTACGAGTATCAACTGCCAGGTGACCGATTAGGATCGCCTAGAGCTGTTTACGATAGTGATGCTGTTGGCATTCCACCTCGTAAAGAATACAGAATCATGGGCAGCAAACTATTGACTGACTATGAAGAGGTTTACATTGATTATCAATACGCTGTACCTGAGTACGATATGCCAAGCTACTTTGTGCAGCTGCTCAAGTACATGATGACTTGGCACCTTGCTTTACCGATTACAGACCAAACCGAGAAGAGCCAGTATTGGCAATCGGTTGCTATTGGATCACCATCAGAAAATGGCAGAGGTGGCTATCTTAGACAGGCCATGAACATTGATGGAGCTGGTAACCCAACTAACGCAATTAATGATTTCTCACTTATTTCTGTAAGGAATTAATGGCTCGCTTTGTCTCTATACAGACTAACTTTTCTACTGGTGAGTTAGACCCATTGCTGCGAGCAAGGGTTGATTTGGCTGCCTATCAGAACGCATTAGAAGAGGCTACCAATGTGGTGTGTCAGCCACAGGGTGGCATTAGACGTAGACCAGGTACAAAATTTATATCAGCTCTAGCAAATACAGGCGCAGAGTCAGCTGGTAATGGCACACGTTTAGTTGAGTTTGAGTTCAGCACATCAGACTCCTATATGCTTTGTTTTACGCATAATCGGATGACTGTATTTAAAAACAAAACTTTAATTACTAACATTAATGGTAGCGGTAACAACTTTCTTGATACGTCAGCTTTAGGGCTAACAGGCGCTAGGCTGGCTAACATTGTTTGGACACAGTCTGCTGATACGCTAATTGTGGTTCACCCAGATGTTTCACCAATTAAGATTGTCCGAGGCGGCACAGATGCAACATGGACAGGATCTACTATTACGTTTGACTCTATACCAAAGTATGCGTTTACAGCAACCTTTAGCAATCCAGCTGGCACTTTAACGCCATCTGCTGTTGCTGGCAAAGTAACATTAACGGCCTCATCTGCTGTATTTTCTGCTGGCAGCGTTAACCAATATGTTAATGCAACACCACAAGGCAGAGCCAAGATTGTTAAATTTACATCGACTACTTCTGTTGATGCCATTACTGAGTTTCCATTCTTTAACACAACAGCAATTGCTAATGGATCGTGGGAACTTGAGTCTGGCTATGAAGATGTATGGAGCGCTACAAAAGGATATCCGCGCTCTGTAACATTCCACGAAGGTCGTTTATATTTTGGTGGCTCTAAGACTAGACCATCAACCATATGGGGTTCTAAGGTTGGCCTGTTCTTTGACTTTGACCCAACAGAGGGCTTAGACGATGATGCAATTGAGGCAACATTAGACACCAATACATTTAACGCAATTGTAGATATTATCTCTGGGCGCGACTTACAAGTATTTACAACTGGTGGTGAGTTCTATGTTCCTCAAAACGGCCTTGACCCAATTACTCCAACGAATTTCTTTGTTAAAACAGCAAGCCGTAACGGCATTAAAGAAGGTGTTAGGGTTCAACAGTTAGAGTCTGGCACCCTGTTTGTACAACGACAAGGGAAATCATTAAATGAGTTTGCCTATACTGATACGCAACTTACATACGTTACGCAAAAAATATCGTTGCTTGCTGGCCACCTTTTGCGTACTCCAACACGTATGGCTTTGCGTAGGTCTGTGGCTACTGACGAAAACGATTTACTGTTAATTACTAACTCAGATGACGGCACGATGGCTGTGTTCTCGTTGCTACGCGCACAAAATGTTATTGCACCATCAGAGTTTACAACAGTAGACGGCTCCTTTGTAGATGTGGGTGTAGATATCTCAACAATCTATGTGGTAGCAAAGCGTAATGTAAATGGTGTATTCCAATACTACGTTGAGGCTTTTGACAACAACTTACTTACAGACTCTGCCACAACTGGTGGGGTTGCTGCATCAGTATCAGTTACTCATATAGCTACAGAGACAGTCAATGTAATTTTAGATGGATCGGTACAGGCTAACCAAGTTGTGCCAGGTGGTGGCACAGTTACATTCCCACGTTCATCAGCTACTAAATTTGAGGTAGGCTTACCCATTTCTGTAAAAGCAGTAACCATGCCTGTAGACCTAAAGCTACAGACAGGCACACGCATTGCATTTAAGAAAAGAATTGTTGAGGTTAACGCGTTGGTGGCCAGTACCCAGCACATGAAGATTAATACCATTGAGGTGCCGTTTAGAGCGTTTGGTGACATTCTTGATGAAGCAGTTGATGAGTTTACTGGCATCAAAACAATACATGGATTACGAGGCTATACGACAGAGGGTAAGATTACTGTAGAGCAAGACATACCATTAAAGATGACATTGCTCGGTTTAGAGTACAAAGTAGCAACACATCAGGGGACATGATATGGCACTACCAGTTGCAATAGCACTTACAGTAATCAGCGCATATGGATCTATCAAGGCCGGCCAAGACCGCAACAAGATGTATCAGATGCAAGCAAAGCAAGCAGAGGTTGAGTCTGACCGAAGAGCTGTTCAGTATGAGCTACAGGCTAACGATATTCTTAGACGTACCAACCAAGCCAACGCAGCTGTAGTGGCTCGTGGATTTGCTGGTGGCACACAGGGCTTTGAGGGATCCGCTGGTTTAATTCAATCTGTAAACAATACTCGCGGTGGCAAAGAGTTTATGTTTGCTTTACAAAATGCAGACATGGCACAACGCGGTGGTTTGATACAAGCAAGTCTGTATCGAGGCGCTGGGCAGATTGCTGAACAGGCTGGCTACTTTGATGCTGCTGGTAAGTTAGGGTCTGCTGCATTTATGAGCGGCAAGATTGGTGGCGCCCCAAGTAAACCAGCGCCAGTTTATGATTTTTCTACTCCAGCATAGGTTAAATCATGGCTGAACTTCCACGCTACCAACCAACTGGGTATTTGCCAGCAGATGTACCGCGTCTAGACTTTGCTAACATTAAAGAGTCAGTTGCTATGACTCAAGGCATTAGCGCTGCATTAGACCGCTTATCTAGCTTTGCTTTTAAAGAGGCCGCAGAGACAGCTCAAAGAGAGGGCGCTCAATATGGTGTAGAAAACGCACCAACAATGGAGCAAGTATTAAAAGCCCAAGAGGCTGGGCAAACCCCACAAGAGTTGTTTGCTAAACCAGGCACATACTTTGGCGATGCAGCTAGAAAAGTTCAAGCACAACAAGTTCGCATTGATTTTGAAGCAAAGGCTAGACAAAACTTAGAGGCTGTAAGCTCTGCAATTGAGTCTGGTGTATTTGATTTAGATCAAATACAAACCGAAATAAAAGCAATTACTACTAAAAATGGTAGCTATCGCAAAGTGCTTGCATCTGTAGATGCTGACGAGGCTTTGAAGTTTAGTGCATCAATAACAAGCGCTGGTAATGCTGTATACAAAAAAGCAACAGATCAATATTTAAAATTGGTTGGAATGCAAAACGAAAAGTTGGTTACTGAATCTCTTAATTCTTATTCAACAATGATTGCAGACGTATTGAAAGCAGAGCAAGATCCAACAATGCTTGCAGAAAGAATTAAGGCTGAAGAGAGTAGTGCAATTAAATTAATAGAAAGAAGTACAAGACCTGAGTTTGTAAAACAAAAACGAGATGAGCTGCAAGATAAAATTTATTCTAATATTGTTGACCACCTAATTGACTCTAGTCCAAACGCAACACAGGCTTTGTTAAAGTTGCAAAAGGGTGACGTTGGCAACCTAAGCGAGTTATATAAAGGACTTGATAAAGACAAGTTGGGCGCTATGTTTTTAAAGAGGGCTACAGAGAAAGCTAGTGCATTAAACGCAGCCAAGAATATTGAGAAGTTGGGCAATGAAGAAATGGTAAATAATCTGTTAATTGATTATTACAACCCAGCTACTAGCGCAGCAAAAAAACGTCAGATTGGTTTGCAAATAGCAAAGTCAAAAGTATTGTCTATAGACCAAATGGAAAAGTTTTTAAACCCATCATCAGATGGAGACTCTGCCGTTTTCTCAAATATTAGTTTGCAAGTTAGAACTGGCGTTATTACTGATTTAAATGATTTGCGTAGAATATCTTCTAGATCTGGAATAAGCGGAAAGCAACTGTCTGACCTATCCAAACAACTAATAGATAGAACTGAAAAAGATGAAGGACAGGCCGCCAGTATGATTCGCAGAAACGCTGGCTTGCCAGATGTTAGCGTTGGTAAAAATGCAGCTAATGCTTACGCTTTTGTTAAAGAAGGAAAGATAACCGAATACTATAACGAAGTTAAAAGAGCGAAGATATTAGAGACTGGTTCATTTGATCCAAAGGCTGTTGCTAGTATTGCTATACAAAGATACGATGAAGTAGATAAAAAAAATACACAAAAACAAGGTGCTAGAAACAATATTGCTGGTGTTGTTGATTCGTTAATTATTAAGAAAAAAGTTGAAAAAGGTTTTGTAATTGATGAAAGTACCAGCCTAGATGATTTGCTTGCAAAGAAAATTATTGACGAAAAGCAGTACAACTATTTAATTGGTTTACAAACTGAGTTGCGAAAATAACAATGGCATACAATAAATTTGAACAAACTTACGTTGATGCATATTTAAACAATATGTATCCAGATGTTGAGGAGGAAGTGCAGCCCCAAGATACTATGCTGGCCTCAGCCCCTACTGCCGAGCCTACTGGTCAAGTTACTGTGTCTGGATTTAAGCCACAGCAAGTTAGGACAGACGTTCAGCCAGAGCTTGGTGTAGCTAGACCAATCCCACAGAATAAAGCCCAAGAGGCATTAGGATACATTGGTGAGTTGCTAACTAAGGCTGGTGTACAGCTTGATAAGGTTGGTTTAGATATACCAGTATTGGGAAGGATATCTCTCAAAGATTTAACTGTTGGAGAGTCAGGCAAAGTATTAGAGGATATGGCTCTAGGCTTTTATCCTGTTGAGGGAGCTGGTGGCTTTATCTCTGGTACGACTAGGATTAAACCTGATCCAGCGCTAGAGCTTTTAAATATTGTGCCAATTGCTGGAGCTGCTGCAAAGGCTGGTGGAAAGGCTGTAGTTAAAGGTGCAACTAAAGCAGTACAGGCTACTATT